AATATACAGCAGGTTTATTTACTTGATCAGAAAAATTCTCAAAATCCATAGCCAATTCAGAAGCAGTCAAAGCAACGGTAATGTCGAAGTGCTTCTCAATTTCCATACTACGTTTTGACTCACGAATACCCTGCGTAACAGTAGTAGATGTAAACTCTTCTGTTTTGTACTCAGGACGAATCTTGAAACCAATAGTATCACCAACAGCATAGCCATTGGGTTTTACGTTGAAATCAGAAGATTTATCTTTTGCACACATTCCAGCGATTACAAGAGAATCCTCCATGTGTGTAAGTGCTTCTGCTCCAATCCAATCAATTTGTTCAAATGCGTTTGCCATTTTACTTCCTCCATAAAAAAAGCCGATGATAAGTTAAAATACCACCGGCTTAGTTTCCTGTTAGTTTGAGCCGGACGGTAATGTGTCTACCCGACTCAATCGGATTGACTGTTTATTTACTACAACAGTTAATCAGTTCCTCAGGAACTTTATTTCATTTTATTATATTTTATGCTAATACTCCATAATTGTCAAGGTATTTTATGCTTCTGAATTTTACTATTATCCTTTTTCTTTATCTACTAATGCTTTATAGTGCCGATATGCTTTCATATCTTTACTTTTTGCAGCAGCAAGCATCTTGGAATGGTTGTCACTTCCACCACCAGCACCCTCTCCAGTAAAGCCAGCACCAGTACTTCCCGGCCAGTAATGAGGAGCAGTATTCTTCAATGATTCTACCCAGTTCTTAGGATTAGCAATCAAGTCACCTACTTTCAGAAGATCACCTTTACCATCTCTAGCTTCAACTGACCTTCCATCTTCAGACATTGCAAATACACTACGACCTCTTGTAATAACATCCTCCAATGCTTCTGGACGAACTTTAGCAGTAAGAGCCGCTTGACGAATAGTATCATCAATAGTTTTTGTTTGATACTTATTACGCCATTTTCTTTTCTTATCTCTGTTCTCTTTATTAATTGCTGTTTTTTCTGCTAACTTTGTTTCATAATCAGATTTCATACTGGAAACCTTAACTTCTACTAATTCCTCCAACTTCTTTCCATCTTTAAGAAGTTTTCCCTCTTCACTATTAACAAGTGCAAGTGCCTTCTTTGCTTCAGCCAAATCAAAGTCTTTAAGAGAATCATTCAAAGTATTGAATTTGAGTTTTGTCTTTTTGACTTCATCCAATAATTGAGTATTCTTAGAGGTTAAACCACCAACTTGTTTATCAATTTCTTCCGTCAAAGAAGAGGTATAAATTTCTACTACTTTCTTTCGCAATGATTCATCTTCAATTAATTCATTAAACTTGTCCATTTTCTACTCCTTTTTAAATTATTAGTGTCTGCTACTCTTCTACTACATCCTGTGTTCCTGTTGCTTTTGTATCTGTTTTCTTTTTATCTACATCTATATCCCCTTCTGTAATTTCATTTCCATTAGAATCCATCTTCTTTTCAGTAACATCAGTATTTAATGGGTCTGAATTTATTACATGAGTTTCATTTAATTGTTTTACATAATCTTCAAAAGATATTGTTTGGTCAATAAGTCCACTATTAACCATATATCTATGAATAGTTTGCAATGGAATTGTTTTAGCAAGATACCCAGTTATTACTTCAGATATAATAGTAGCATCAGGAATATCTTGAGTAAGACTTGCTGGCTTATCTACTGTTACCTTCGTTTCATCGTATCCGCCCCATTTACACATTAATTTAAGAGCATCAGTTATAGCAAGAATTGCACTTAAATAAATACTGTAAATTGTACTAGATTGTACTGCTTGTCTAATTCTTAATGCTTCAGCAGCTTCTACACCCTTTCTAGCTTCAAGTAATGCAACGCCATGACGTATAGCTTCTTCGTACAAGTCATTTATGTGTTTACTTACATGAGTTAGTGCAGCAACGTCAGTTATCGTGTAGAAAAGTCTTGCTTGAGGATCAGATAAAGAAACAAGTACAGAAGAACCTACAACATTGGGAAGTTCTTCATCATTGGTAACTCCTGTGGCACATAGAGTAGGATTGCAAGATAAAAATTCTGCATTACTTAAATCAGCTTCTTTTCTATATATTTGTATTGAAGCATTAGCAACAGCAATAAGAGGAATTGGCTGTATATCATACCCATTATTTAATGATCCAGCTATAAATACTGGTATTTCATCAATTGTATTTCCCTTAAATACAGGAGTTACCGCAAATTCCTCTAATTCTACATTTTTAGAAAAGACTTTTACTTGATAATTACCATTTTCATCTAATGTTAAAACTCTTTGTGTTTCTGTTTGATCCTGTGAAAAAATATCATCTGCATCATCCATCATTTCTGTAAAAACTGCTAATTTTAGATTTTTCTCAGATTGTTTTATTTCTGTTTTCCAATTAATAAAATCTTCTGCTTGGTATCTTACAAATCTAAATTCATCTTTTATATCATCTATATCAATAATAACAGGAACTCTACCAGTTTGTAGAATGTCAATTATTATATCAAGAAATAATTGCTCAATAGATAATCCATCTTTTGTTGCTGTCTTGAGAATATATTCAAGTTCTTTTGGTACATTAAATTCAGGTAGTTTGGTAATAATAACACCAAGAGTACCTTGTAGAGCATAAGAAGCAATTAAAGGAAAATGTGCCCTTTCTTTATAATCTTCATAAGCATCTGCATATTCCCCAGACATACCGGCAGGTCTAGGCAAATATGTTTCATTTTTACTTTTGATTTTTGATTCCCCTGCTACTGAATCTCTAATTCTAGTCCAATCTGGCAATACTTCTGAATACTTTTCATGTTTTGTACTAGCCCCATTACCCATTGTAATTACCCCTTATATTTTAACTTTTCTTCTTGTAACACTAGTTTTCTTTTTTAGCAATCCATATCTTAAACTGTCATATAAATGGTCCTCTTGTTCCGTGTTCACATCTTCTGGTTTTTTCTTATCTCTTTGCAATGTTGTGAGTGTTCTTATATGATGATAGACTGTATCAAAAAAGTACAATCCTGGATTGTCAAGTTCTTGTCTTTTTGCAGCACCTAACATTTGTCTCATTTGAGCAAGACCAGCTATACGACTACCAGAACCTTTATATGCTCTTGTCCAATATACTCCAAATCTACCTAGAGCATTTGCAACAGATTGACCATCTTTAACTTCCCATATAGAAGTATCAGCAGGACCGGGCTGTACTTTTATACCAAATGCATTGGTTATTGCTTGGTCTCTTAATAATATTCTTTCTGCAATCTCTTGAGTAAGTGCAGCATCCCCCTCATTAGGTTTTCCATTCCAGCCATAAATTTCTTCAATAACAATGGAAGTACCTTTAGGAAAATATCTTCCATCTTCTGATGATTCTCCATTACTTTCTGCAATGTAAGTTACCGCCCAAGGTTTTGCTTGACCATAATCGAATGTTCTAAATATTCTCCAAGATTTGGGAATTGTAAAAGGCTCAATTTCATGTATATCTGAATCCCATAAATCAGTTAATGCAGCACCAGCAATAATATTCCAATCACCAAATATCCATGCTTTTCTTTTAATCGGATCATCTTGTGTTTGTGTCATTAACCTATCTTTATAGGTAGGATCAGCTTTTAACAAGATTTTATTTTCAGATAATCGAGAAGTAATATAAGTTATAGTTTGTCCATATTCATCAGTTGTTATTTTACAAGAGTTGTTTAGTCTGATACTGAATCGTTTTTTAACCCATTGATTACCAATACCACCCGGATTACAGGTTGATCTATACTTTCTTACTATTCCTGGAGTTGAACTACGGTTACAACTCATCATAACAAGATAACATTCTGGAGTTGCCCAGTTTGTTAATTCTTCCCAGCCAATCCAAGGATATTCATGACCATGATAGTTCCAGTAATCTTCTGGTTTTTCCATAAATCTGAGCAGTAAACATTCACCCTCTTCAAATGTCCAGCTATGTTTACTACCATTCCATTTTGCGGTAGGGAAAATCTGTGGAATCCATTTATGACATTTTGCAATAACATCTTCTAACTGAGGAAATGATTCACGAAATAAAATACCTCTCCATGCTGCTCCATGACCCACTCCTACATCTTGTAAGAAGTCCATTATTAGTACATCTGTCTTACCTCCCCCACGATTACCCTCTAAGAGAGTTTCCCATGCAGGACTTGACATAAACATTTCCTGGCTTCCAGCTTGAGGAACCCATATAGAAATAGGTTTACTCATCAAGTGTCTCCAGATCAGATTTAGTAATTACACCACAATAGTCATTCACTCGTTTAATTCCTCTTTCTATCAAATGAAGTTTTCTTTTTTTAGTATTATTTTTAGTTAGTTTTTTCATCTTCTTTCTGAACTTTTTATCTACTTTTTTCTTATTTTTTACTGCTTCA